TCCATCATAATATCGTGAATCGGCGTAGAGTCCATCGTCTCTTGTTGTTGAATTATATTTTTTTCCTCCTGAATCGCATACGACGCCTCGTTTTGATGAAACGCCGTGGTCGGATTGAGGGGTACCATCCCGTCTCCGTTGTCTGAGAGGTTCATCGTGGTAACACGTGGGTCAGCCATTTAATATACCCATAGCTTTTTCAATGTTGCCTCAGACGCAGGTCACCTCGTCTTTGTGATTTTCAACCTAGTCTGTTTCGTCGCCTTCTTAGCGTCTTCCTCCTTGACGTCTCCGTGCCTGGGATTATACATCTTCTTGTGCAGTTTCCAGAGGTCGGGACTTCCCACCCTGAAGTTTTTCCTGACCGTCGCCTTGTACCAGAACACACAGTCCTGGATTTTGTTTGATCTGACGGTATTATCCAGGACCAAGCACTCGTAGTTCTCGGTACATGCGTCCATGACTTTACAGAACATGTCGAAAGAAGGAAATATTCCGAAGAACGCCTTGTACAACTTCTCTCTGTTCTGAATGATGTTTTCACGAAGGATGAAAACGTAGTCGACGTTAGCTCGAAGTGCCGGTGGTAAGTCCATCACATATTGCATCGTCAACATGAAAAAAATCTTCCAATGACGACCGTTCATAAAGCACTGACGAATACACGTGTCTTTCAAGAACTTCGAGTCGTACATGCAATCGTCCAGAAGCATGAAGGCGCCGCAATTTTTCTTCCCGGCGCCGACCAGCTTGCGCTGCCTGGCCATGACTCTCTCTATTGCATCGCGATCATAGTCCCCGTACACGAAAAGGTCGGGTATAAAGGTAGAATAGAAATGATTACCCTCCTCGGTACCCGAGAGCACGATACCAGCCGGAAGGTGTTTCTTATGATACATTATGTCCTTTACCAACGTGGACTTACCGGTGTTACGTTTCCCAATGAACACACACACACGGTCGTCCGTCATCCCCTCGGGTTTGAACTTCTTCAGCTGAAGATTCATCTAATATTACAAGGGGTTTTATTACCTCTTTTTTTTACTCAGTCTGGGACGTTTTATTAGAAATAAAACAATCTCCCCTGTATTTAATGTTTATGCAAACCGGATTCGGTGGTTCCGACGAAAATATGATGGAAAATTGGATCTCTGCGATGACGGACATCATCTTACCCGTGTTCGAAAAGAGTGTGCTAATCGCAGGTAAATACGCCAAAGGATGTGGCAGGGACGTAATAATATCAGGAGACGTCGAATATGCTCAAAAGTATTGTGCGATGTGCACAGTGGGTCAGTGTGTGGGGAGCACTATGCCAGAAATTTACACCGACTCTGAGCAGGAGGAGGCTGAGGAGGTCCCAGAAGAGGAATGTCCCGACTTCGTCAGGTACTCAGGAGATGACCCCTTTCTGACTGAAGTTAATCTAGCGTTTGACCTGTGGGATACGTGGACTCCTCAATCCCCGGTAGAGGAGATGTTAAAAAATGCTATCAATAAACAGAATGAATGAACCTGAGCCATGGTCTTTCAACGACGATGAGGATCAGTTTAAGCGGTATGAATCAGAGCAGAGCACAGATGATTCAGACGACGAACTTTTCACTAAAACCAAAAAGATACGGTCTAAAAAATTTAAAAAGATAGTCGAACCGGAGAAATTGTCATTCGAATGAATTATTTTCCCCGTTTAATATATAACCAACAATGTCCGCCGCCATCGAAACGGTCAACCTCGTCTCACAGGAGCTTTCTACCCAGACCCTTAACTCCATCGTCGCGGGTTTCTCTTTCGCCGCTGCGATGTCCGTCCAGGACTTCGTTCGCTGGTCGATCACCCAGGTGGTCAAGGTCCCCCGCAACGGCGGCAAGGCTTACGCCATGACCGCCCTCCTCACCACCCTTCTCTCCGTCGTGGTGTACCTCATCGTGACTACCGTCAACGGTCGTGTCTCCAAGCCCGCCCAGCCGGTCTACGCCATCACCCGCTAAGCGGTACGTCTCTTACCCATAGATAAGATCAGGAGAACTCCTGTGAAGACTATGAGCGTGATGTAAATCCATTCAATTTTGAATTCGTAAAGATTCTTTTCCTTTTCGACAGTAGTCGTATCTGGAATGTTTACGACCTCTTTTTCTTCCTCGGCTGGTGACAAGGATGTCAGATTCTCCAGTTTGTCGGTGGAACAGGTGATTTCGAATTTCAGCACGTGATTCTGGTTCCTAAAATCATAAGGAATCAAACGACCTTGACTCATATAGAAAAACTCGATGCGAAGATCCTTGACGGATTTAAGAGCACCGGAATGAAATTCGTGGGTCAACTTATCGTCGTTACCGTTCGCGTTCACAAAGTCAGTTCCGTCCAGAAGGATATGACCGGTATAATACGGTTCGGACACGTACACACTCTGATTCATCTTTTCGGATCCAGACGAGATGCGCAGCACTAGGGAATTGGGACCTTTAAAATTAGCCGCGCCGAATTGATTTCCGGGCATAATAATATCTGTGGGTGGCAAGCCCAGTATTTCGTGTATGTTTGTATTTGCTGATTGTCCACCACCGTTTCCAGATGCAAATAAGAAAGTGATTTCCCCACCGACGGGAGTTCCCATACCAAAACTATTCTTAGACGCGATGTAAGAGATGTTGAAATTGGAATGGAATAACGCCGCTAGCTCCGTACCCGTGTAATTTCCAGGGGGAAATGTTACTCCATATGTAGTTCCACCTTGTGAATAACTGAAACTTTGATTCGACTCGTTTATCAATAGTTGCGGACAAGGCACGCGTCCACTGACTAATTTTATCTGCTGCACGTCGTATATAGCGTCGTCCAGACTCACGGTGTAATCATTCGGGTTCGCGTGGACAGTCGGGTCCCTCTGACTACTGTCGATCGTAAAGTTATGAACCTTCATTAAAATACAGGTATAATATTTTAATGAGTGTTTTCTTTTATTCTTAAACCTATTTTCACTGGTAGAATCGGTGCGCGAGCGGGTTGTTTTCCAACTGTCTCTTGACCAGACCGAGGTTGTTGACGTGAGGATTGCCCTGGCCCTTGTACGCGTTGAAATTGTGGTAGGGCTTCTGTTGGTAATTCTGCATCCACCCACCGTTGGCAGCCGCGAGGCGCCCGTCTATTCGGCTCGTGTCGCTTCGGACCGCGGTCACAGCGCCACCTTGTTTGAGCGCCGACTCTCTCACATTCATACGCCCGGCGTTGCCCATACGGTTCGCCTTTCCACGCTTGTCCTCCGGGCGGAATCCGTACTTCATCAACTGCTCGTTGTTCTTCGCGTTCATCTGAGCCGCCACGGTGTTCGTGTAGCCACCCTTGAAATTCGAAATACCGGGCGCCGGTTGGTTGTTATACATCAAATGCATGCCGTTGTTATCGCTCTTGAATCGGGTGGGGTCCTGCGCCGAGGTGAGACTGGAGATGACGCGCTTCGCGGGATTGAACTCGAGACCATCCCGCCTGTGCCCGGTCTGCGAACGGTTCGTAGTTCGCTTGGTCCGTTCGTGTTCGGTGCGGGGGACGACGCCGGTCATGCCCTGAGCCCTTCCGGGCACGGTGGGAAGACGCGAGGGGAGGTGTGTGGTGGTCGCGGGCTTGTTATGGGTGAGCTGACCAACCACCGCGGCCCTGCCACCGCTATGATCAGCCGCGGGTCCGGTCCTGCCTGGGAGAGTCGTCAGCTTGTATTCACCGACATTCACCGGGTTGACACGAATCATCTGCTGAAAACCTCCCGCCGCTGGGACGTTGGCACCGAGCCCGAGACCGGGGCCGACCAACTCCTTCTCTATGGGGGACAGGTTGTTCATTCGGCCATGGTCGTACATTCGGTTCCTCATATCACCCATCTCCTGACCACTGCTTCGTGCACCGGGCGCGATGTCACCAAAGTTTGCCATTTCGCGCTTGTGCTCAATTCGCACGGGAGGTTCGAAATTGTCTTCCTCCACGACGACGGGCTGCTTCATAAATAACGGTTCGGTAGTAACTTCAGGAGGTTTCGTTTTCGAGCTCAAGTTACGACCCGCGACTACGAGTCCGGCAACCGCCATCAGAGAGATGGGATCGGCCATTCTTATTACTTATTAACATTTATTTTTTACTAAAATACCTTTGACTGAAAAGGTTGTTCTGGAGGTCAGAGCGAGTGGAGGAGGGTTCGTACGACATAGACCTAAGAGGGAGCTTGCACTCCATGTTGTTGAGGGGAAAGTATCCACGGTCATACGTCTCCACTATGTGCTTGTTGAAGCGAGACGTGCTCTGAGGACGAAGTTGGTCACTGACGTCTATGTGCTGCGCTGGGGCTCCCTTTCCAGCCTTGAACGGCGCGGTGCCGTACAGCATCGTGTTCGGTCGGCAAGAACCGCAGTTGAGTTCACTTGGTTGGGGGTACACAAAAACCTCGTCAGTAGCCTTGACCGGGGGGAGGGCCCCGCTGTTCTGAACGATGGAGAGTCCGGGTTGGAGTTGGTACGCCATTTATTATAACATAAGATAATTATCGCCTATCACCATCGCTAGCGAGTCCTGAGAAAGATTCGAGCTGAGCACCTCGGGCGTTGGGATTGCAGAATTTTGAGTTACTTTTGCACATTGGGCCGTTCTTTGGACCGTACAACCACTCCGCGAATTGAGTTTGCCCTCCTGGAATATTAGTCACGGGCATCGTGACGAACTGCCTCTCCATCGCGTTGCGAAGGTACTTCGGCATCGCGGTCCTCGAACGCCCACTGTCGTACGGGATTCGGTCCGACGTGTAGCGCTGCACGTGTGGCTTCACAGAGGGATAATAGCACGCCTCCAACCTGTTAGGGGCGGTGCTATAGTCGCTCATGAGGACGTTACCCATGGGGTTGTCCATAGTGGGCTTCTGGCAGTTGGGACGCCCACCCTGCCCCGGCGCGGGGGTGGGGATGAACGTCTCGCGAACCATCTTCGCTTTGTGGAGGACGTAAATGACACCGATGAGAGTCCCACCGAGAATAAACACTCGGGGGTCGCGCCTGATTAAATAGAGCAAGGATGCGGCATAAATAATAAATCGAGAGGCTGAGTTGATCCTGTCCTCTGGGCTCTGGTTAGAATTGGGCCAGAACTGTAAAAAGTTTTTTTCACTGACGAGTTGGCCAGGGTCGTCAAACCAAACCTTCATTTAGTATACTGTTAGGTTATTTTCCGAGACCGCCAAGCATGCTACCCATCATCTTCATGAGAGCATCTTCGTTTAGCTCACCGCCTTCATCCTGTAGTTTGGAAGCGACGGTCTGCGCGAGTGCCTCGATCTGTGCCATCTGCTCCGGTGGCATCGAGGTGATGGTGGTGCCGAGCATGTACAGCGTCTGGAGATATTGCCACGTCGCATCCTTCGTGTTCGGAGACATCCGCGTCCAATAAGAGCTGAGGTCAAGTTCCTTCAAGAAGTCAATTTTCTTGCACTCTTCCAACAGGAAGGTGTCGTCCTTGGAGGAGATCTGCGTGGCGTATGGCGAGACGCCGTTCATGAACCCGTCCACTACTAGACGCGGGTTCGACGCTTTCAGTACATCGAAGCTCGTCAACATTTTCTTGATACCCTTTTCTTCTGGGAATGTCCTGTGCAGTTCCACAAGAAATTGGCTCATCATATCGTTAAAGGCGGTAACGCTCGCCATTGTATATTTTAATAAATCATAATCTTTAAGTTAGAAAGGCTCGGTTGAAATGGTCTCACGCTTACCGATTCCACCCGAGACAATAAAGAAAGTTAGGATGGCATTCAGCGTCGCGGGTTTGGTGTATTTGTTCAGCTCGAGCTTACCCTCGTTGTTCAAATAGGCTTTCATGTGGATGTACCCGGCGGTGATACCGGCGGCGATGAAGGCCGCACTCAGTGGGTCTCTCAGATAATTGGACAGATCTTCCATTTAATTATAGCGGGGATTTTTTATCCTGCGTTCTGGAGCGTCGCCGAAGAGAATATCATTTTCGGGAGCCGTCGGTGGAGCGGGCTGGTCCTGGTACTCCTCGGGCGTGGGTTCGTCCAGCTCCGTGCTCGGAGCCTGTACACCCGGGACGGTTTTGAATTCATTTTCAAGACCCGTGGGGTGGAGGTCGGTCGTCGCCACGTCGGTCGCCGCCTGTGTCTCACCTTCGGTGGCCTCCTCAGTGGCGGCCTCACCTTCACCCTCGGCTGGAGTCTCGGTGACTTCTTCCTCTTCCTGTTCCCCCTCGTCGAGCACGTCGGGGTCGATGCTATCCTGAACTTCGCCGTCGAGGTCTATATCGCGGGTCTCTTGTGACATATACGTTTGAAGTATCTGCTGGACTGGGATCAGTTCCTTCACGGTGTTTTCGATGGTAGTTGTGAACCGAGCGGTCAAGTTATCATCGCGAGCGTATTCGCTCTGTTCTTCGTGGAAGACGTAAGGGTCTTTATACAGATCCCTCGCTGCGTTGTTGTACACGGTCTGGATGAACACTTCCTCCGTGGGAAGCTTGAGGGAAATCTTCTTGTTATCCGCCTTGAGACGCACCGCGGACAGAATCTTGGTGCACGCCACGAACACAGCGGCCAGTAAGTCGGAAAACCACACACACCGATCGGTGATGTTGTCGGTGTGTCGCTTCGACATCGCGTTTGACCAGTTAGGAACCTCCTTCAGAAGTTTCTGGAACATGATGAGAACCTGCTTTCCCTTCGCGTTCTTGATAGCTTCATTGTACAATTCCTGAAAAGTTTCTATCATCGCCGGTGTCATGATAAGCGACATTTGCCCGAGGTACTCGCGCTTCGCCTCACACAGCACGTTAAGATTTTCGGACATTATACATTACCTTCATAAAAATAAAGTGAAGCTCTCACGCGGCGCTCCGCCTGTATTTATTGGCCATCTTTTTCAGGTTCATAAGCGTGGGAAAATGTACATCGTCAGCCGCCTCCTCCTCCACTTTCTCGCGAAGTTCTTTTTTCTTCTTCGGGGTGTACCAGGCAATGTACAGTTCGGTGGGAGAAACCATCTGCACGGAGAAACCACCCCGAAGGAATTGTCTCGACACGTACTGCGCCGCCTGTTGCCTGTCGAACGTAGGATAGCCGACCAGAAAGCTGGGCACCTGGAGGAAAATCTGCTTACATCCCAACTCCACCGACTGTCTGATTTTGGCGACGAACTGGTCGTATATTTTGGTGTAAATTTCTTTCCGTATCTGCTTGCGACGCGTGTCAATCTTGTTGACGTCCGATATGCTCAGCATCCTAACATGACGGTAAATTATTTTTCGACCGTTTCAAACCCGATCCTCTCCAGTCCACGAACCAAACTCGGGTCATCCTCTAGATTTCGTAAAAACTTTGAGACGTTCCTCCCTGCGGTGTTCACACCCTCTTCCACGTCACTCCTGAGGTTCGCCAGGTTAGCCCTGGTCTCCTTGATATCAGTTCCGATGGGATCTGGGATGTACAATCGCTCCACTCGCGCGTTCGGATCCCGGAACACAGCCATCGACGAGTCGAAATCACTTTTATCGGGGATGTGATTCTCTTTGACGAGATTGTAGTTTATAAAATCCTTTCCCATCGACTTTCCTGGATCCTCGTTGGATGGCTGATACCCTATAGGCTGCGATCGTATCGCGAGCAGTCGGAGGGGTTTGTTCCCCTCCGCGATGAACCAGACGACCACGCTGAAACCAAAAGAAAACCCATTCTTTTTAACAGTCATGAAGCGACACTCGTATATATTTTCAGTCTCCTTTGTAAACTTTTTCATCGAGGTGGTCTCTATGATGTAGTTCTTGATACCGGTCCTACTGTGGATCTCACCGTTCGTCAACATGACCACTCTCTCCATGAGGTCCGCGCTGGCGTCGTTTTTCACCTCCTCCCAACCCGTCATATCAGGGAACGGGTCCATCAGCTGTGTCTCACGAGGTCTCACGTAGCCTGATAATCCGTACGCCTCATTCTCATTCGTCAAAACGAATACGACAATTAGAAGTATAAATGCAACCAGGTAGTTCATATTACTTATACGCGTTAAATTTTTTTCCAATTTAACCTGGTGAAATATTAGATGTCTCTCTTGATTTACAGCCCCCGTTGTAAATTTAGCATGGAAGTTGTCGAGTATGTAAACCAACATCACCAGTTGAAACAGTTGGTTCAGTATCACAACGTCAACACACAGGGTATACCCTCGAGTTACAAATCTAAAATCACCCGAGTGCCTACCATGCTGACCCAGAATGGTAAAATTCTAGTGGGTCAGGAGATCAAAAACTGGCTCGAGAGTCTTCTTCCCACCAAGGAGATCCAGCACAGCTTGATGGGTGGGATGGGTTGCAGCTTCTCCAGCCTAGACGGAAAAGGTGACAATGCACACATGTTCTCGCTTGATGATTACGGTAAATCCTTGCAGCCGCCGATGACGAAAGAGTTGGAGGATAAGATCAGTCAGGACGTGAGCAAAGGAAACGTGTACACGGAGTTAAAGATGTAAATCGAATCGAATGTAGAAATGAAATTGGTCACTATTCAGGCGGCCGCCTTTAAATCGACATTCGAAGTTCTGAAGGATATTCTCAATGACGTTAATGTGTACTTCAGAAGAGATGGAATGTACATCGTGACACTCGACACCGCGCGGACGTCACTGGTCGACATATTCCTCTCTGCTGATAATTTCGAAGAGTACAAGTGTGAGCAGGAAGAGGTGATTGCTGGTATTAACATTTCCAACACCTTCAAACTCCTGAAAACGATCACGAACAACGACGTCCTCCAAATCGACATCAATTGTAAGGAATACATGAACATATCCATCTCCAGCGACACCAAGAAGACGAACACGAAGTTTCAGTTGAAGCTGCTGGACATAAACGAGAGTAGAATAGAGGTGCCTGAAGTTGAGATGACGACAGTGACCACCCTCCCGTCGATAGATTTCCAACGCCTGTGTCGGGACATGTCCAACATAGGCAACTATATTGAAATAATCCGGACGGGAAAAGAGATCAAGTTCAACTGTGAAGGTGACTTCGCTAATCAGGAAACGTCGATCGAATGCGTCGAGGATTCGCCCACGATCAAGGGTCTGTATTCGTTGAAATACCTCAACATATTCACCAAGGCGACTTCAATGTGTGCGAGTGTGCAGATCATCCAAGAGAATGGGAATCGATTTTTGATATTAAAATATAACGTCGCCAACCTGGGCGAACTGAAGTTCTACCTGGCCACTAAGGTATCTGAAGATTAGTCGTGTAGCCGTCGAGTGTAGATATAGTCTTCTTCATCCCGAGACTGTTTGTTAATATAATTTTCGGGAATCTCGACTTCAAAATTTCTTCGGTGAAGTATAAAAAGTTCCGAAGAGGTACGGCTTGGCCGTGGAAATCCCCGCGGGGTCCCGCGTATCGCCTGACTTTATGGGTGATGTTCATCTTAGGCTTGTCGTCGTGGTCAACGATCCAGGCACTGGTGAGGGGGATGCTGAAATGCATCGACGGGTTTTCGTTATGACCCGGTAGGTAATTCAGGTCTTCCGTGATGACCGAATAGATGTGACCGTTAAAATAGTATTTGATTCTCAGAGCGATGTCTTCGACGCACTGCGGTATGGCGGTGTACCTGAAGTCCTGGTGCGTCGCGTCGACGTAGAAGTTGTCGAGGATACCGTCCCAGTCTTTGCTCTCTTCCTCCCAAAAGTCATCTTCGATGTGATATTTTAGGTTGTAATCCACGTTGTACTCGAGTTCTTCTTGTACGATCTTGTAGTTACGTGGCGTGGTTATATTTTTCCAGAATAAAATGATACTACTTAAAAGGTTGAACAACATGTACATATACATACAATGGAGGGTAACTTTTTAAGTAGGTATAATAATCGAATATCGGAGTACAAGGATCTGATACTTAAGGAGCCCCACAACAAACGGAAGATTGAAGCGGATATGTCCGAATACATCATCAAGTGCATGCCGTACCTGACTGAGTACATAGCTGACGACGAGAGCACCGACACCGACACTGACAAGTGTAACACGGACAACATCTTCGGCATCAAAGAGACCGTCGGTCTAAAAAGGTCCGACATCTTCAGAGACTATCTCATACAAGTCGAGAACCATAACATCTCTCGACCGACGCAACACCTCATAGATATGTGTCCAAAATGTAAAGACGAGGGACGGTTAGTTCACTTTCCAGAAACCAGTGATCTCACCTGTGAGAATTGCGGTGCGGTTGTGACGACGTTGATCAGTGAAGAGTTGACCTATCGGGAGGAACAGGAGACGTCCGAAAAGATCATCAACTACTCGTACAAGAGGGAGAATCACTTCAACGAATGGTTGAGTCAGTTCCAGGCACAGGAGATGACCACCATCCCCGACGAAGTCATCGAATCACTGCGTTCGGAACTAAAAAAGATCAAGATACGAAAACTGGAAGACATAACGCACGCAAAAATTAGGTCTTTATTGAAAAAACTACGCCTAAACAAGTTTTATGAAAACGTTCCCTACATCACAAACATCCTCAATGGGATAAAACCCCCGAGCATGTCGCAGGAACTCGAAGAGACGTTGCGTATGATGTTCAAGGATATTCAAAAACCTTTCGACGATAACTGCCCGACGGAACGGAAAAACTTTTTAAGTTATTCATACGTTTTATATAAGATGTGTGAACTTTTGGGGGAGGATGAGTATCTGCAATATTTTCCTCTCCTCAAATCTAAAGAGAAGTTGTACCAACAAGATGTCATCTGGCGCCTGATTACCCAGCAGCTTCGGTGGGAGTTTATACCGACGGTCTGACGGTTCGACCCTCGTTTGCTTCGGGATCGCACTGATCGGGGTCGACCGCGATCTTACGCTTCATGTGTGACTTTACTCGTTTCACGTGAGACGTCTTATTACCCGACTCGTACGGGATGGAGGAATGGTGTAGACAGATGCGCACCTTTCCATCGTCGTTACGCTTGTATCCGAAGGTGTACTCGACTTCTGAAATCTCACCGGTGGTGGCACACGTGAACTCATAGGTACCCATGGCGTGTGCCACGTCACCGTGACAGTCGATCTGGTGATTATCGAAGTTGACCTCAGAAAAACCCTTCTTGGCGTTGATGGCAAAACCCTGGTCTTCCTTATAACCGCTAATGACGGCGTCGTGTCCCACGAAGTATGACATCGCGTCGTTGGCGGTGGGACGAAACTTTTGCTCCGAAGCCTTTGTCGGTTTGAAGAGTACGTTAGAGTGGTCGTATCCGTACAACTCACCCGCGCGCTCACCGGCGAGGCTCACGTAATCTCCACCCATCAAAAAGGATTTCGAGATCTCCACTATGGACTGCGCCCACAGGTTCTGCGCTTCGAGGACCTCCTGTTCGGTGACCCTGGGAAAGAATTGTTCCATGGCTTGTTTCACAGGCGCCACGCTGGTGGTCACCGACGGTTTACTAAATCCGCGCGCCGCATTGATTTCCGTGTCGTACTGCGTCGGGTCGGTGAACACACGAGTTCTGATGTTCCGCGAAAAGTTGAGACGGGTGAGTGAGAAAGACATTTTATTATTAAACACTCTATTCTTTATCCCCCTTCTTCTTCTTATCCGGGCGGATCGCCCATTTGTTGTCCTTTTTGAATTTGTCATAATCAATCTCTTCGATCTTGAACGTTTCCATTATGAACTTCTTTAAAGGGTGCATTTTCGGAACCGGAGCTTCGTTCTTCCCGGCTTGGACGCGGACACTGGGTCGTGTGATTATCGGTTTTAAAGCAAACATGTATTTATTGTCACTTAACATTTTTTTACTTGGGTGACTGTTTCCTTTTGGACGCCGCGTTTGCAAGAAGTGTCCTTCGAGTAGTAGCCCTTGCAGCACTGGCCCTTGCAGCACTGGCCTGTTTCTCGGTCTTCTTTCTGAGCACACTTTTTTGAACCACTGTGAGTTTGTTTAATGCGTTTTGTGCGTTTTTCCGGATCTTGTTTCTGGCCTGCGTGCCTCGTACAACTTTCTGTATTTTCGTGGCGGCGTTCGTCTTTCTTTTATTCACCTTTTTCTTGAGGATCACGAAGTTGATATTCGCCCGTTTCACGTTCGCACGCGTCTCGGGATTTTCAAACATGGAGAAGGATCCGGGTTTGTTATACGCACCTGTCATGCTCATTCTAGCCCATTCTCGAAACGACTGTGGTTGGAAGTAACGGGAGTGTGTTTCACCACCTGTTTTCCAACTATATTTGACCACCTTTTCGCCGTTTGAAATGTTTTCAAAGCTGATTATGTCTCTGGGCATGTTGCTCACAGTGTTTACCTGCCACTGAATGCGTTTGTTGCTCTTGTTGTTATTTTGGTTACGCTTCACGGCCGGTTTATTTCGTAAATACGTGGCCGCGTTACGGTGACGAGGACGATTGTTACTGACGACGATGCGTCGCGCGGGTCCCTGTCCCCCACCGTTTGCCCGGAAGTTGGAGTTCCCACTGGAGTTACGGTCAAGAGCACCACCATAGTATTTAGTGCCGCGGTTAGTCAGTCTTCTTTGGACATTCCGTATGTTCATTCCGAACCGGGGTGCATTGCGCAAGAGAGCCTGGCGCACGAACCGGGGGCGTACGTGTCTTTCTTTCCTCTGGCCACGTCGGTTATAAAAGCTACCCTGTATACCGTAAAATAAATCACCCCCAGGT